GAGTAGAATTAGATACAGTTGTAGCTGACATAATAATAATTATTTAGTTATAGTTTAAAAATTTCAGGGCGCTCCTTGCCTAGACGGAGAGTAGCCGCGAATTCAGAGATTCCTTTTTCTTTAGCGAATTCGGAAATTATTTTAGCGCGATTAGCTTTAGATGGCTCGTAGACATCATCGCTTGTAGATCCTTCTACTAGCTCCGATCCTTCGATTAGCTTTTCTAGTTTTAACACTTTAGAGGAGAGTTCTGCGGAGGCCGCTTTCATCTTTTCCTCATCTTCGTAGTGCTTGTCTAGATCTTCTTCCTTCTTAGCTATCTCTTCTTCATGTTCGGAGATCGCTTCATCTTTCTTAGCCATCTCTTCTTCATGCTCAGCGAGTTTCGCTTTAAGATCCTCGATCTCTTTCTGCTTCTCTTCGAGTTCAGCTTTGAGAGCTTCGAGTTCTGTTTCTTTCTCCTCGTAAGAAGACCTAGCTCCTTCGAGTTCTGCTTCTGCATCGAGTTTATCGGCTGAAGCTTGGTTAGCCTGCTCTTGCAAAGAAACTTTCTCCGCTTCGAGAGACTCCGTTAGTTCTATGAGTTCTGCTTTAGTCATCTTACGAGTATTTATATTGTCAATTTTATCGAATAAGCCGCGCTCGTTTGCTGCAGGGCTATCCACGAAATCCGCGCTAGATACTTCTTCGACCCTTATAGAGGGATATTCGAATAAAGCGTTCTCCGGTCTACCATCGAATTCTTCAGCGGGTATATCCCCATCCGCAGTAGACCACGCGCTACTAGCCGAGAAAACGATCGAGAGTCCGAAGCGTTCGGGCATCTTTTCCGCCATCTCGAAGAGTCTATTATATTTACGAGAATCATCTTCTCGAAATGAATCGAAGGCTTGAAAGTCTCCTAAGATTCTATCTCCCTCGATTCTAAAGTTATCGAACATTCCTATCTCTCTAGTAAGTCTATCTTCGAATAGAGCGCCTCTATGAGTGATATAAGCAGGAAGCTTAGTTCCTTCTAGTTCGTCCTCGATAGTCTCTAATGATTTGCTATCGACGAATAGTCCGTGTCCTAGAGCTGGACCGATAGAGATTAAAGATACGGAAGTCATAGTTCCGCTCTCTTTATCTACCTGAGTGTCCGTAATTCCGAAAACGCCAAATGCAAATTTATTAGAAGACATGCTATTAGTCTTAGCCTTGTCAATTTGTGCGAGCTTTCGAATCGCCCACTCTATACCGGAAGCTCCTCCCCACGCGTCCCACATTAGTCCTCCGCATCCTTCATCGTAAGGAACGTCCTTATGCTGCTGGTGACGTTTGAAGGAAGCCATGCGAGCTATCGTATCTCTACTAATCTTCTCTCGTTTGGCGAGTTGGTTAGCTCTCTTCCATCCGACTAGAGTTCCGCATTTATTATCTGGGTTCTCTTCTTTATACTTTAAAGCTCTCTTAGCGTTATTCGATGCGGACTCTGGATAATCATTATACGTCTGCTGAAGAGCTTTCTTATTCTCTTTCCAAGCTGCACACCAATACTGAGGACGGACAGGAGCTTTAAACTTTTTACAATAGTAACGATACTCTTCCGTCTCTGCTAGGAAGTCGCAGTTAATACACGCCTGTCCTTTAGTCGGTCCATCTTTACGACTCTTACGATACTTATCTGGAAGCTCCGAAGGAATAGCTTCTCCGTCTGGATATCTACGATGGCTATCCGCTTTCTTCTTCTTATCGTCGCCAGACATAGGATGAGCTTTCGGAAGCAAGTCTGTATCGTGCTTCCCAGATCTATATCTTAAATTCCTTAGAGCGTATAAGAACGAATTAACTCTAGCCTGCGCCCACTGCTCAGGACTTCGAACTGTAGGACGGACGCTCGAAGGATTAGTCTTATAAGCTCCTATTCCTCGATTATATACGATCTTTAGCTTCCTTAGAGTAGTCTTCTTCTTAGGATCTGATCCTACTTTCTCTCTATGATCCTCTAGCTTCTTCTCTAGCGACTTCTCTACAGTCTTGGACACTCTATCGCTATTACTCTCTAAGGACGTTCTACGGCTATATATGGACGAGCAAACAGCTATCCTCTGCTTAGAGTCTGGATACTCTTCTACGGACTTAGGATCTGCTATGCATCGATCTAAGAAGTCCTCTCTAGATTCGTTACTATTCGGAGTCGGTAGCGGCATTATCTTCCTCGTTAGCTTTCCCCTGTTCGACTAGCTCCGTAAAGTTCGCGCTCGCGCTAGTATTATAAAAATTCATTAGATCATACCAAGATCCTAAGTTAAACTCTTTCGCGATCTTCTTAGCTTGGTTTATGTTCTGCGCTTTCCGAATCATAACGTCCTCCGCTGTATATCCGAACGGAGCTGTTATATCGTCTAGCGACATAGCGCCGGCTCTGAAGTAATCCATATCCGCCTTAACTTGCGCTGCTTTGTTTATCCACCGGAAAGCAGGACGCTGCCAACGGACTCCGAAAGGATTCTTACTATTAGAAGCGTCTATCTTATCTGTAGCGATTTGCTGCGATAGCCAGCGACGATATAATCGAGACATTACTTTTATAAGATCTGTCTGATAGTTCTCGACAGTCTGCTGATATTGAAGGACGACTCCCTGCGATGCGGAGAACGAACTTCCTCCTATCTCCATTAGTAGGAACTCCAATGGAATCCCTACTGCGCTTCCTACTTTTCTAAGTAAGTAACTTACCCACTGGATCCCATCTACGTTCGGTCTTCCGTTAGCTCCGATAACGCTTATGTCTTCGCCCGGTTCTAGATAATGGAATCTACCTGGCTCGAACTGTTCTAAGTTTCCTAGATCGTCCTGCTCGCTTCCGTCTAATCTATTCTGTAGATCGAACTCGTAGGAGTTCTCGCGCTTAACCGCGACGGCTAGAGACGCGCTAACTTTAGCTGCAGTCATTTCGACTCGATCGTATTCGTCGCAGTCTTGTAACGTATTAACTATAGGAGCTAATTCTGGGATTCCTCGATATTGGTTAGGACGCATCCTCTTTAAAAAGGGAATAAAGTCGCGAGCAGGGATTAGCTTAGTATCTCTAAGCGTTCCTGATACTCTATTTCCTACGGAGTAAGCGACTGGCTTACCCATCTTATCTATCTCTACTCCGTTCTGAAAACTAGACGACTCGTCCGTAGTAGTCTCTCCACCGGGATTGCCTATCCTCGATCCGTCTATAAATTGTAACTGCTCATTACCTACGATTAGACCGCAGTCTCCGTAGTATAAAAGAGAATCGATCATTTGATGCTGTAGCTCTCGCATATCGAGCATACACGTAACTTCAGGCATCTCAGAAAACTTATTCCACGATTCTATAATCTTAGCGTCCGTATCCGCGTCTCCGGTAGTCGGCTGCGGAATGATTCCTCGTCCGACGATGTCTGCTTTACGAAGTCTAGATAAGGACGCGACGACCGGATTATTCCGACGGAACTCTAGACACGTCGATATTAACTGATTCCGATCATAGCCCGATAACTCGATCTCTTCGGATCTTATCGGATTAACTCCGCGACGAGCGCGATATCGAGTATTCTTTACGGCATCGTATCCTCTAAACGCTTTTAAGAATTGTTTAGTAGCGAATCCGATCCGACTTGGTTTTTTATTTTTCTTACCCATTAAATTTTTCTAAAGTAATACGGTTACGTCCTCGTCCGCCTAGCGTCCGATCCTTTAGAGCTATTAACTTATCTAGCTTCTCTACCTGAGTAATAAGACTTCCTACGTCAGCTAGAGAGAACGTCTGATCTCCTATACTATAGGAAGTAACTCCGTCCTCTGCGAGTTTGTTAATAGCAGTTAAGAGCTTATCTCTTATCGCAATAAGCTGAGCTGTAGAAGTAGTAGCGGCCATCGTAAGTCGTCTCGATGTCAATATAAACGAAAAAGCTCCCCTCGAATACGACGACGAGAGGAGCTTACGTTAACCCTATTTACTATTTCCTATTTCAAGAGACTTGGCCTCTTGAAGAAAGCGAAGGTCTTATCGTCCCTAGAGATCGATATAGTAGCTTTGATAGCTACAGTATCTCCGATGTCAAACTTGTCTAATTTACTAGGAACTGTTCCCCAGCATTTGCGTCCGTCGCTAAGTTTAAGGAGCATCTTCTCAGAAGTTCCGTAGTCGCTCTCGACGAACTTAGTCGTTAGGATCTCTCCTTCGATCTCCTGACGTCCTTCGTCGGTCCAGTTAGCAGCTGACTCCTTCTCTTTATCTTGCTCGATCTTACGAGCTAACATATTACGGAGAGCGTCGATAGTCTTAGAAGATTTAACGATCCAACATTTAGAGAGTTCTTCGCGAGAGCGGAGTATTAGATCGCTCGCGTCGAGACGAGTCCTTAGACAGACAGAGTAGTCGCGATTAGGAACTACTAGGAGCGTGTTAGCTACTTTATCTACGAAGCTCCATTCTCCGTTACATTTATTATTAGACTTAACGTAAGCTCGACTAAGGATAGGAAGAAGAGCTGTTCCTAGCTCCTCTATAGCGTCGAGTTCCTCGCGGAAGTTCTCTAGACGCTCCTTAGTCTCTCTCTCGCTTTTACGGAGATTACGGAGTCTAGTAGCTTCTCTACGCTTCTCGTAGCGAGCGTAAGCGTCCTTAGTATATCCGTGCATAAGAGCAGGACGAGCGTTACCGCTTCCGTCGCATCCGTAACATTCTCCTGTTGTTTGGATTCCGTGCCAAGATCCGCGCCAAATCCCAGATCCTCCACAACGTAAGCAAGGGCCTATCTCTCTCCACTCGACGATTCCGGTAGGAGAGACAGCGAAGAAGTTATTGTATATCTTAGGAGACTTAGGAAGAGAGATCTCCTCTCCGTCGCGTCCGTATAGAGTTCCGATAGTAGCGATATTCTCGCGAGTGTATGAAGTGAATTTTTTCATTAGTCGTATTTTATATAGGTTAAGAAAAATCTCCTCGCTCCGAAGAGCGAGGAGGATTAGGATTAGTCCGCTAGAGCGACGAGAGCTTTAGCGCGTGAGTAGCGATTACGTTGTGTTGCTCCGTCCTTTAGGAAGTAGAAGACGATCCTTCCGTATGATGTCCATCCGCTGCAAGCGGCAGAAGCTTCGCAGATGATCTTACCGCCTTCGACTTGGGCTTCGGCTTGGATCTCGTGTTTGCTATAAGCGACAGAAGCGGGTGCTGTCTTAGGATCGTATTCGTCGAGCTTTCCTGCGTCGTATGCGGCGCGTCTTTCTTTTTTGAAAGCGTCCCATAGATCGGAGCTTTTATTAGCGCGTTCTTGGGCTTCGTTAACTAGTGCGAGGAATTTAGTAGGTGTTTTCATGTCGTATTTATTTAGTATTTTAGGTTAATTTTCGAGTCGAGTAGCGCCTCGATGGTTAATAAATTGAGAATAAAAACGTCCGATTGCAAGTCGAATCGGAAAAAAACACGCGATTTTAGCGTTTTTTTTCACTTTTTTACCAGAAACTAGTCGAATTCCTGCTTCTAGTAGCAGGATTCTTCTTCGGTC